AAATGAAGAATTGCCACCTGCGCCACCAATCAAAGAAGAATTGGTAGAAGAACCTGAATCAAAAAAGGAAGAAACTGTAGAGATTAGAAAAGACAACATGATTATAATTGATGAAGCCACTGGTGAATCAATACCGCCAATTACTTCATCTGAACATCAACTACCCAAAAAATTGGAACCTAAGTATGATTATGATGAACCATATTCGTTTCGTGAAAAAGGAAAATAAATGAGCATTCTCGACAAAATTAAAAAGAACAGCAGTATCAAAGATTCTGCCATCTTATCAAAATCAAAATTCTTTAATGATAAAGATATGATTCCAACCGCAGTGCCAATCATTAACGTGGCACTTTCTGGTAAGTTAGACGGTGGCCTAACACCAGGTCTTACAATGTGGGCCGGTCCATCTAAACACTTTAAGACAGCATTCAGTTTATTGATGGCCAAATCTTACTTGGACAAATATCCAGATGCAGCACTCCTATTCTATGATTCGGAGTTTGGTACTCCACAGTCTTATTTTGACAGTTTTGGTATTGACACAGAGCGGGTGCTCCATACTCCTCTTACAGATATTGAACAACTCAAGTTCGACATAATGGCTCAATTGACACAACTTGAGCGTGGTGATAAATTGATTATCGTCATTGATTCAATTGGCAACTTAGCATCAAAGAAAGAAGTTGAAGATGCTTTGGCTGAAAAATCAGTTGCTGATATGTCTAGAGCAAAACAAGTCAAGTCTTTGTTCCGTATGGTAACACCACACTTGTCTTTAAAAGATATTCCAATGGTTGTTGTTAATCACACATACATGGAAATTGGAATGTTCCCGAAAGCAATCGTTGGTGGTGGTACTGGTTCATACTACTCTGCTGATAATATTTTCATCATCGGTCGCCAACAAGAAAAAGACGGTACAGAAGTTACCGGTTACAATTTTATTATTAACGTAGAGAAAAGTAGATATGTCAAAGAAAAATCTAAGATACCTGTTAGCGTATCTTTTGACGGTGGTATTAGCACTTGGTCTGGTTTGCTCGACCTTGCTTTGGAATCCAAGCATGTGGTCAAACCAAAGAATGGTTGGTACCAACGTGTTGATTCTGACGGTGTGATTGAAGAAAAGAATTACCGTGAAAAAGAAACTGACACTAAAGATTTCTGGATGCCTATTCTTAAACAGAAATCTTTCCGTGATTTTGTTGAGAACAAATATCGTGTAGCAGCCGGTGAAATTATGACAAGCAACATTGACGAAACATTCGATGTTGAAACTATGAATGGTGCATGATGATAGAAGGTATTGATTATTGCTTCATCTATCCAAAAGATGACAAGTCTTCCGTTCATATTAAATTTTTGGATGGACCATACAAAGATACCATCTTCAAGTATGGTAAGGTAAAGTTCAAAGAAGAAAATGAACAAGTCTATTTACTTTTTGCTTACGATGTGTTAGAATCGACAGTCAAGAAGCCAGCCAAGCTGGAAAAAGATGGCGACTTTAAAAATTATATTGGTGACTTATTGGTAGAAATAATGTCATCTAACATGGAACAGGAAGTGGTTGATGAAACTGGAACAGACGATCTTAAAGAATCTAATTTATAATGAAGAATATCTACGCAAGGTTTTGCCATTCTTAAAATCGGAATATTTTACAGACAGAACAGATAAGACATTATACCATGAAATTGCATCGTTCACAGAAACTTACAATTCTCCACCAACGATTGAAGCGCTTGTATTGGCCGTCAAAGAGAGGCGTAACCTCACAGATGATGAAGTGGAGAAGTGTGAAACTTATCTCCAAGAAATTGCAAAAACTAAGGATGAAGAATCCAAGGTTCAATGGCTTACTGACAAAACCGAACAATTCTGTCAAGAGAAAGCGATATACAATGCAGTACTGGGGGCTATTTCCATACTTGACGGGAAAGACAAGACCCAAGACAAAGGTGCGATTCCCAAGGTATTATCGGACGCTCTGGCTGTAAGTTTCGACAATTCAGTTGGCCATGACTATCTAGAAAACTCGGAAGAACGATATGAATTCTACCATCGTAAAGAAGAACGAATCCCCTTTGATTTGGATTTCTTTAACAAGATCACAAAAGGTGGTCTACCTACTAAAACGCTTAATATCGCTCTTGCCGGAACTGGCGTGGGAAAAAGTTTGTTCATGTGCCATGTGGCTGCTGGCTGTATGGTTCAAGGCAAGAATGCACTTTACATCACCATGGAAATGGCTGAAGAAAAGATCGCAGAAAGAATAGATGCGAATCTATTGAATGTTACAGTTGATGACCTTGTAAATTTACCTAAAGAGATGTATGATAAGAAGATTGCTAAGCTCCGTGAAAAGACTATTGGAAAACTCATCATTAAAGAGTACCCTACAGCATCTGCGAGCACCACTCATTTTCGCACCTTACTCAACGAACTCAATCTTAAAAAGTCTTTTGTTCCTGATATTATCTTTATTGATTATCTTAACATTTGTTGCAGTGCTAGAGTTAAAGCTGGTGCTAACGTCAACAGTTACACCTATGTTAAGGCTATTGCCGAAGAATTGCGTGGACTTGCAGTTGAATACGGAGTACCAATTGTATCTGCAACACAAACAACAAGAAGTGGTTTTACTTCATCCGACCCAGGACTTGAGGACACAAGTGAGAGTTTTGGTCTGCCAGCAACCGCAGACTTGATGTTTGCTTTGATTTCTTCCGAAGAATTGGAAGAACTCGGCCAAATTATGGTGAAGCAGTTGAAGAATCGTTACTCGGATCCAACAATGTATAAAAGATTCACCTTGGGTATTGACAGAGCGAAGATGCGCCTGTATGATGTAGATCAATCTGGCCAAAATGGCATCACTGATTCCGGTCAACCAGATAAACCACTCAACACATTTGGCAACAGAGAAAAACCACAAAAGAAATCATTTGATGGATTTAAAGTATGAATTTAACCAAAGATGATGCATTACATTGTGCCAAAGTATTTCAAGATTACTTTGGTAACTTTCATCGTGTCGATGATTATATGCGTGACCAGAAATTGGCATCTTTGTCTGGTCTATCTTCCAATCCTTTGTTTCCATTAGAAGATGATTTATTCTCAGACTTCACAATGCATCCAAATGATATGGATTTTGAAGTACTAGAAATACCACAAGAGACTTGGGAAACATTACTCAATATTACCAGTTCACATATCAACATTTCACCAGTTGGCCGTCAGATAAGATTGGCCGTCAAAGAGAAGAACACAGGAAAGTTCGTTGGATTCATTCGATTAGGTTCACCTGTAATCAACATGAAACCACGCAATGAAATGCTTGGACAAGTGTTTACACAGAAACCGGAATGGTCCAAACGATTCAATGGGTCTGCAATGATGGGTTTTGTGATTGTACCAGCGCAACCTTTCGGTTTCAATTACCTTGGCGGAAAGTTACTTGCAGGTATATGTACCTCACATGAAGTCCGTGAGATTGCAAACAAAAAGTATGGTATGAATCTATGTTTGTTTGAGACTACCAGTTTGTACGGAAGTTCCAAAACTGTATCACAATATGATGGTATGAAGCCTTATATTCGATATAAAGGTCTGACCGATAGTGATTTCATTCCCATGATGCATGGTAAACCTTATGAAGATTTACGCAACTTTGTGGAAGATAAGGTTGGTGATATTGTTGATGAAGATGTTTCAAGTAAGAAGTTAAAGACCACCATGAGGATTATAGCTTTAACTAAATCTGCACTTAAAGGCCAACCTGAGGGGGCATCATTCATGGAAACGATTGTCAATGCAAAAAAGTTGACAGAGCAAAAAAGATATTACATCAGTGATTATGGTTACAAAAACATGGTAGACTACGTTAACTGTAAGACCGATATGCTTATTCCTGGTGAAAACTATGAGAAACATAATCTGGTAAACTTGATTGCATGGTGGAAGAACAAGGCATCAAACCGATTCGACACACTAAAGAATGAGAATAGATTGAGAACCGAATTGGAGGTTTGGACTTCTGGAAAGCCTATTGATATTATCAGATAAATACTTTTATTTGGGGTACACATGGCCGCACAACAAGGTTTTCAGTATGAGATTAATGCAGCTAAGGTATTAAAGCCTATGGGTTTGGTACCTAAATCTTTTGTTCCTGCTGGTGCTGGCCACGATCAACCAGATTTAATGTTGGAACACAAGAAAGTTAAAGCTGGATGCGAACTTAAAATAACAGCTGCATCAGCAGGTTCTTTGGTTTTAAAATATGACGCAAAGGATAAAAGAAATCCTTGGAAATTTGGTGATGTTAGTGAAGATGACGCAGAAAAATACTTCATTAAAAATTTGGCCGAAGAAGTTGGTTTATTTGATACGATTAAAAAACAATGGAAAGAAATTCCATTCAAAAGAGATAAAGATGATTTGTGGAAAGCAACTGCTGGAAAATTGACAAAGAAACAACAGTATGAAAGAGATAGAGATACTTTTCAAGACATTCGTGGAGAAATTCCAGCAACAAAGATTGAACAGTACTACAATAAAAAAGATACATATTATGTCAATGTAGGAACTCATGGATTTTATTTGATGGGTACAAAGAATCCATTAAAATTAAAAGATGTTCCAACTTTTGGTTCATCAGCTAAGGCCACATATCGTGCTAGAGTTCAATATAAAGGAAGTGACAATTATCAATTTACTTTTGAAATGCAATTCTCGATTCCGTCAAGTAAAAAATCTCCGTTTAATATTGCTCCAGTAAATGGTACTTCTGTTAATATAATTAAAGATCAATTAAACCTAAGTTGTTTCACATAAAATGCCACTAACCGATTTTGATAAAATTTTAAAGAGTTATGAAGATTCCGAAGATGATTTCGGATT